GGGATTATCTGCACCGTGACTCAGGTGGCATCAGCATGACAACGCGCCGCGAGTCAATCTTGGCCTCTATTGTTTCGGCGCTGGCAGGCACCACGGGCGTCAGTACGCGCATCTATCGCAGCAGGGTGGAACCGCTCAGCAGGGGTGAAAGTCCAGCGCTGGTGATCGAGCCGATCAATGACACGGCTGAGCAGAACACCAGCCTGCCGACGCTGGACTGGTCACTGACGGTGCGCATCGCTGTGATTGTGCGCGGCAATGTGCCGGATCAGTTGGCCGACCCGACCGTTGAGAGCCTGCACGCCAAGCTGATGGCCGACCTAACGCTCGGTGGCTATGCGATCGACGTGCAACCGCAGGGCGTCAACTTTGAATTGGTAGAGGCTGATCAACCTGCTGGCGTGATCGCTTGCGATTATTTGGTGCGCTATCGCACCAGTGTGACTAATCTGGCCACAGCCTAGGTAGCTAGGATGGTCAATGAATACCACGGCCAAGGCGGTTCCTACGTCTTGGATCCGCACACCGGCGAACTCAAGCTCATCGAGCGAACAGAGCCGGCACAACCCTCCAGCCTTGAGGAATTGACCGATGCCGCTCCTAAGCCGCAAACGCCTGATCCTGGCAAAAACCGAAAGCCCCTACGGAACCGACAGCAGCCCAGACGGAACTGATGCCGTGCTGGTGCGTGATCTCAGCATCACGCCCCTTCAAAGCGACACCGTTGATCGTGAGCTGATCCGCCCATACCTTGGCGCATCACAGCAGCTGCTGGCCAACACTCGCGTTGAGGTGACCTTTCAGGTTGAGATGGCAGGCAGCGGCACGGCCGGTACGGCGCCCGCATTCGGACGGGTGATCCAGGCCTGCGGATTCAGCGCGACGACCACCGGCTCGGCCGTCACCGGCACTGCGCAGACCGGCTCGGCTGGCAGCATCACGCTCGCTGCTGGCGCAAGCAGCACGAACGACATCTACAACGGCATGGTGATCTCGATCACCAGCGGCACCGGCAGCGGCTCGAGTGGCATCATCACTGATTACGTCGGCAGCACCAAGGTCGCAACCGTTCAAAAGACAACCGCTGCATTTACGCCTGATAACACCAGCGTCTACAGCATCGCCGCGAACGTGGCTTACAAGCCGGTGAGCGACACGTTTAGCAGCGTCAGCATCTACTACAACATCGACGGTGTGCTGCATAAGGTCACCGGCTGTCGCGGGACCTTCACAATCAATGGCGCCGTTGGCGAAATTCCGACGCTTGATTTTACGATGACGGGCATCTACAACGCCCCGACCGACACTGCCGCTCCTACTGCGACCTATACCAATCAAGCGGTGCCGGTCATCTTCAAGAACGGCAACACGACCAACTTCCAGCTGCTGAGCTACGCCGGCTGTTTGCAGTCGGTCGAGATGGACATGGGCAACGAGGTTGTCTATCGCGAGTTGGTCGGTTGCTCAAAGGAAGTGCTGATCACAAACCGCGCCGTCACCGGCACCGTCGTGCTCGAGGCGCCTACGATCGCCAGCAAGGATTACTTCACGGCTGCCCTGTCTGATTCGACGCTCGGCAACCTGACGCTCAAGCATGGCCAGACTGCCGGCAACATAGTCACACTGACAAGTTCGACGGTCGACATCGGTGATGTGAGCTACGAAGATCAGGACGGCATCCACATGCTGTCGATCCCAGTGGTTGCGGTTCCGGGCAGCACCGGCAATGATGAGATGATCCTGGTCTTCACCTGATCCCTGCATGGCATTCGTCCTCAAGCAATCCGCCACCTACTCATGGCCGGTGCCCTTCAAGGTGCCGACCGATGGCGGCAAATACGAGAAGCAGACCTTTGATGCGGAGTTCAAGCGGCTGCCGCAGTCAAGGATCAACGAGATCCAAACTGAGGTACAGGCACGCCTACGCGCGACTGAGTTTGGTCGACCGTTTGAAGGAGACGTTTCGGACATCTCGATTGCTGACGAAGTGCTGGCGGGCTGGGCCGGCGTTGTTGATGACGAGGGCGAGGAGGTGCCATTCAGCGCCACCAGCAAAGCCCAGTTGCTAAACATCCCCGGTCTAGCGGGCTCGATAATTCAGTCCTATTTCGAAAGCATCCAAGGGAAGAAAACAAAAAACTGACCGAGGCTGCGCGGTACTGGATCAAGGGTGGCGTCATTGACAACACCGCTGACGACGCTGCAGCCTTCGGCATTGATCTCAACCTGCCGCCAGAGCCGGAGCACTTTGAGGTTGAACCGGAGGCATGGCCTGCTGTGCAAATGTTCCTGAGGTGTCAGACTCAGTGGCGCAGTGGGCCGACTGGGGTGATCGGGCTTGACTACCTTGCGCTGGATCTAGCGTTTAGACTGTATGGAGCAGAGGACCCCGCCGCCATGCTGGAGGACATCCAGGTGATCGAAGGCGAGGTGCTTATGGCTGCGCAGAAGGGGGCCAAATAAATGGCGCTGAACATGGATGCGGCTGTTCGGGTCAAGGCCAGCGTTGACGGGCTGGGCGAGATCAACAGCCTGAACAAAGCGCTTGGCAATACTGAACGGCAAGCCAAGGAGACTGGCGGCGCGCTAGGGCGGATCAAGGGCGTGGCTGGCGGATTGGCCGGCGCCCTTGGCGCCATTATCCCTGCGGCGGGCATTGCAGCTATTGCTGCATTTGGGAAGCGCGCCATTGACGCAGCTGACAACCTGAATGATCTCAGCAAACGGACCGGCGTTAGTGTTGAATCCTTGAGCCGTTTTCAAGGGGCTGCCGATGACAGCGGCACTTCGATTGATGAAGTTGCCAAGGCCATGGGCAGGTTCAGCAAGGGGTTGGTCGCCGCAAGCTCTGGCGCAGACGAATACGCAAGCAAAGTCAAAACATCAAGTGATGATGCGCTGGAAGCGATTAGAAGGGGAGAGCGCGAGCAAACCGATTTAATCAAAGATCAGGGTAGAGAACGTCTTAGCGCATTGCAAGATGAAACTGATTCAAGAATGCGCGAGCTTAACAAGCGATACAGAGGGGAGCAAACTTTGCTCAATGACAGCTATGACGATCAAGCTGACAGAGAGCGTGAGGTTGCTGATCAATCTTTGCGCGAGGTACAGCGACAAGTCAACAGTCGATACGATTTGATTCGCGATTCAATTAAAAATGATCAGTCTTTGTCAGATCAAGAGAAAAGCCAAAGGCTTGACAGCTTAAGGAATCAAGAAGAAGACGAGTTAAACATGATACAAAAAAGATTTGCAAGCGCTCAAAAATTGCGAGATCGGCAGCTTCGGGATGCGCGTAGAATTGACGAAGATGCATTAGAGGACAGGCGCAGAGTAGAAGAGTCAATCATTAAAAAGAATTCGGAATCTCAATCCAAAGTGATTGAGGCGGCAACAGCACAGCAGCTTGCGGCTGTTCAGGCTAACTACAAAAAAGCCGCAGAATCAATAGAGAACGGCACAAAGGGCGTTGGTAATGCCCTCGCCAAGCTCGGCATTTCAGCGGTTGATTCAAGCAATAAAATGCGACCCGTTGACGAGTTAATGCTTGACATCGCAGACAAGTTCTCGAAGATGCCAGATGGCGCGCAAAAGACTGCGCTGGCCATGGAACTGTTCGGCAGATCGGGGGCCAACCTGATACCCATGCTTAATGGCGGCCGCGATGCAATTGGCCAATACGCGTCGACCATTAGCACTGACATGGCAGAAGCTGCCGACATGTTTAATGATTCGTTGAACGCCATCGCCAGGGCAGTCGCCGGTCCTTTTAATCAAGCGGTCACCGCTCTGCTGCCATTCATCACACAACTGGCTCAAGGCATCGCGGGTCTTGTGCAATGGTTCAGTGGATTGCCAGCGCCATTGCAAAACATTCTTTTAGTCCTTGGCGCATTGACTGCAGCATTCATTGCATTGGCACCTGCCATCAGCGCGATCATCTCGATTGGTGGTGCCCTGGCCGGTGTGTTTGCAGGTGGTGCCATCTTTGCAGGGGTCGTCCCTGCGATCACCGCCATCGGCGGCGCGCTCAGCGGCCTGCTGCCAATCCTTGCGGCTGTGTTCACCGGCCCGGTTGGGTGGGTTGCGCTACTGGTAGCTGCAGGCGTGGCGATCTATGCCTTCCGCGATCAGATCGGTGCTGTGTTCCAAGGCATCGGCTACGTGCTGCAGGCTGCGGCGCAGGGCTTCAAGTCGGTCTTCATCGATCCGATCACCCGCAACCTGAGCGCCATGGCTAATGGCATCCAAGAACTGTTCCAAACCCTTGGCGGGTTCTTGTCCCGACCATTCGAGGCGGCCGCCAATGCCATCCGCGGCATCGTGAACGGCGTCATCGGCGGCATTCAGAACGCGATCAACGGCGCCATCGGCGGCATCAACCAGCTGATCGCTGCAGCCAACCGCGCGCTTGCTGTGTTGCAGCTGCCGCAGATTCCATTCTTCCCCGGCGTGAGCCTGCCGCGATTCGCTGATGGCGGCGTGGTGAACGGCCCGACCATGGCGCTCGTTGGCGAAGGCGGCGAGCCTGAGTACATCGTGCCGCAGTCCAAAGCAGCAGGCTTTGCCGCCAACTGGATGGCTGGTCGCCGTGGCGCTTCTGCTATCCCACGGTTTGCAGAGGGCGGCGTAGTGATGCCTACCAGCGCGAATGTCAGCATTCAAACCGGCCCGGTCACACAGATGAATGGCACCAACTACGTCACCACGCAGGACATGAGCCGCGCCGTGCAGGCCGGCGTGAATCAGACGCTTGCCATGCTGCGCAATGACATGGGCACACGTCGAGCGGTGGGGCTGGCCTGATGGGCTACTACGACATCATGTGCTTCCTTGAGTATTACGCCGACCGGGCCAACGTGATGTCTGGCGGTCTGCGCGCACCGACGCGGCAATGGCAAAACTTCTATCAAGTGGCGCAGCCGTTGACGATCGACACCGACGTGGCGGGCACCTACGGCTATCTGGCGTTTGACGTGAGCGGGTTCGGATCGGCTGATGCCGGATCGGTCAACGACCTGTCGATCGTGCTGGCAGCGGTGGGTGATGTGGTCGATCTGACTGATGCGGCCGTCAACGGCGACACGCTTGTGATCGCGTCGCTGGTGATCCAAGATCCAGGCGAGGATTCTTTCGATGCCACAAGCGCGCAGATCGTCAGCCGGTACATCGGCAGCATTCAATCGGCAAGCCTGAACGACACGACAGTCTCATGGACGGTGAATCCTGCGATCGACAAGCTTAAGGCACAAATCCCGAGCCGCAAGGTCTCATCGGATTTGATCGGTAGGTTCACGGGGCGATGAAGGATCGGTTAATCGCCATAAATCTCACCGTCACCTGCAGGGACGGCAGCGCGCATTCTGATGTGACGTTGATCCTGCGCGATGGCAAGCGCGTCTATGAACTGCCAAGTGGTGAGAAGCTATGCGTCGACAAGGTCGATGGTGGTGTCTTTCTGATCTCAGCCATTGAGGCCACGATGGTTACCTGCTACTGCCCGATGGAGGAGCCATAGATGCCTGAGATCGAATTGGGTGGAGCGGCCTTCCTCAAAGGCGGAGGCTACACAAAGCAGATCACCGACTTTATGTCGGGTGCTTTCCCAAAGACTTACACGGAGGCGGTGCCAACTCAAGAGCCGCCGCCTGCTGCACCGCTGCCGCCCCCACCAGCGCCGATGCCGGCCACGCTGGCGCCTGAAGGCATCACCACATTTCAGGCGCCGCCGCAGCCCAAGGCGCGGCCAGCGCGTGCTGGGTCAAAGCTCGATGATTCACTGCTCACCAGCAAGAAACCATCGTCTGACTTGGATAAGGCGCAACGAATCGCGACGCCCGGCGAGACGATCCCTATTGTCTTCGGCAAGCGGACCAACAGCATCGGTGGCGTGTGGCTACAGCCGCCCATGGTCAAAGCTGGCACCAGGCTATTCGTCGGCAGCTTTCTCTACACAATCAGCCAAGGCGAGATCGTCGCCAGCCCTGAGAAGCATCGGACCTTTGTCGGCCTGCGTAACGTGGCATTCCTGCCAGATCAGACGATCACCCTGGCGCATGACTACGCCAGCGCAACCACGCTTGCATCAGCTCCTGATGTGTGTCCAATCGGTGGCAGCACGCTATATTGCGGGATTGAAACTTATTCCTATTTATCGCAGCTTAAGAAGGCGGAGTTGAACTCTGTTTATACAGACATCGTTCCGAATGGCTTGTATTCAGGATTCAGAACCATTGCTCGAGGACTTGGTGACACGAGCAACACCGTCTTCAGTTACACCGCCGCAGACGTTCAGGCCTTCAATTCAGACACCGGCGCCGATGTTACTGCTGCATGGTTGGCTTATACAGGTTACGCACCAGGCACCATCTTTCTTAATAACTACAACTCAACCACCGGCGGCGGTAACACTGTCGGAACCATTGAAGACTTGATCGCCACATTTGGATACCTGCCGCCGCCCACTGCATTGATGACAGCGCTAGGCGTGCCCGCTGGTGCTAACGCAATCTTCCAATACACCGTCACAGATGTTGACACACAGTATAACCCATCACTGCCGGCCAGCACCGGCACCCTTTATGGTGTGCAAGCTGAAATTGTCGAGACACCATACGCCGATCCCGATGTCACGCCAACCGCTGATAACTCAGCCTATGCTGACATTACATTCTTGCGCGTTGACGGCGACATCTACGACCCGCCTAGCGAAGGATCGTATCCGACAACGACAAAACAGCTGTTCATCTTCTACGACGAAGGCGTCGAGGTCGATCTCTACAGCGGCGGCCTGGTAGGCGGCGTCTACCCAACTGGTGCCAGCAACCAGGTCATTGATCTGGTCATGTACCTGTTCACAATCTACAAGCGCGCTGCCGGCGCTGCAACTGCCGCGATCGCTGCGCCGATTTACACCGGCAACATGACCGACATCGCTGCATTCTGCGATGAATATAGCTTGCACTACAACGGCATCCTTGATGAGTCGGTCAATCTGATCGAGTTCGCGTCAGCCATCGCGCCGTTCTTCCTGCTGTCCTTCCTGTCCGTTGGTGGTCAGTATCGCTTCGAGCCAATCCTGCCGCTGAACAACAGCGATCAGATTGACGTGACAGCGCTGACGCCCGCTGAGACGTTCGACGAATCAAACATCCTGCCGGGCAGTTTCGGCAAGGCATACAAACCCGTTGCGGATCGGCAGGACTTTATCGCCGTGATGCTATGGCGCGAAAGCAACCCAAGCCAGGTCGGGATCCAGCGCACCGTGCAGGTGGCATACACAACCACATCACGCGACGCACCGGTGCAACAGTTCGACCTAACAGACTTCTGCTGCGACCCTAATCACGCCGCCATGTACGGCAAGTATGAACTGGCCCGTCGCAAGCATTCAACCCATACAGTCAGCTTCCAGACTTCGCTGGTCGTGACGGACCTTAAGCCGACCGACGTGATCAAGCTCGAGCGGCAACGGATCAGCAGCAAAGGCGACAACCGCGCAGAGGTTGAGTGGTATCAGATCACCAGCATCAGCTACGTCAGCGATGGCACCAGCGAGATCAACGCTGAGCACTTCCCCGTCGACAACAGCGACATTGCAGTGATCAATGATGAAGTGTTGAATGGATCATTCCGGGTGTTGTCATGACCACGTTCCCCGCCATTGAACCAGCAACCCGTCAGATCAGCTTCGGTGATTATCCGCAGCTGAATCATGATGGCGTCAGTGGCGTGGGCGTCAGGTTCCTGCAGGGCACCGATCGCGTGGCGCAAGTGCTCAGCCTTCGATGGCTTTACCTGAGCGAGTCGCAGATGTATCAGATCCTTAATCACTACATCGGCCAAGAGGGCACCATGCTGTCCTTTGATCTGCCGGCCATCATCTGGTCAGGATTCGCCACACCGCCAATCGGCGTTGAGTATGAATGGCGCTACGCCGATCAAGTGGACGTTGAGCAGGCTGCACCACTTTCCTACAATGTGGGTGTGCAGCTCGTGTCCGTGCTGTTGGCACCATGAATCTGTTCCCGTCGCTGGTGCCATCGACTCGCCTTTATGTGCCGGGTGATTTGCCGCAGTCGCGGATGCAGTCACTTAGCGGCGTTGATGCCAGCTTCAGACGCGGCAACCGGCGCATCGGCCAAGCGCTCAACCTGACCTTTACCAACTTGCAGGAGGCGGACCTGACTTTGCTGACGCAGCACTACATCACCGTGCAGGGCAGCTTTGATCGGTTCTTTCTGTCGGGCGAGGTGTGGTCTGGGCTGGCCACGCCGCCGGTGCCATTGGTCAGTGATTACACCTGGCGCTATGCATCACCGATGCTGGTCAGCCATGCATCGTGTGGCCGATACAACGTCGAGGTTGAACTGATCACCGAGCCGGTCGATCTTGGCGATCTTGTGTTCGACGGCAGCGTCGCTGATCCAGTTACCCCGGCGCGGCTTTACATCGTCGACGCATTGACGGCTGCGGCCGCCCCGGCCAGGTCGCTTATCATCGAGGCAGGAGGTGCCGCATGACTACAACGCTGCTGGCGTTTCAAAAGCAACGCCGCGACACCGCCGCCAACTGGACATCGGTCAATCCGACGCTGCTGGCTGGCGAGATTGGCATTGAGTCGAACACCAACAAGTGGAAGGTTGGCGACGGCACAACGGCATGGGCCAGCCTTGGGTACATCCCCGGACTGTCGATCAGCGCGTATCCACTGGTTAATGCTGACATCGCCAGCAACGCCGAGATCGCCGTCAGCAAGCTGGCTGATGGCACACCGCGGCAGCTGCTGCAAACCGATGCGGCCGGCACAGGCGTTGAGTGGGCCAGCAACATTGATGTGCCCGGCACGCTTGACGTAACCGGCGCGGCGACGTTCGACAGCGGCGTCACGATTCAGGGCGACCTGACGGTCAACGGCACCACGACCACGATCGACACGCAGCATCTGATCGTTGAAGACAAGAACGTCGTCATCGGTCAGGTCACAACGCCGACGGACGTCACCGCTGACGGTGGCGGCATCACGCTCAAGGGCAGCACCGATAAGACAATCAACTGGGTTGATGCCACTGATGCGTGGACATTCAGCGAGCACGTCAACATCGCCAGCGCTAAGGAATACCGCATCGCTGGCATTAAGGTGCTGGATGCCACCAGCCTTGGCAGCGGCGTCACCGGCAGCAGCCTGACCAGCGTCGGCACCATCGGCACCGGCACATGGCAGGGCACCACGATCGGCGTCGCTTACGGCGGCACCGGTCAGACCACCTACACCGACGGCCAGCTGCTGATCGGCAACAGCACCGGCAACACGCTCGCTAAGGCCACGCTGACAGCTGGCAGCGGCGTGTCAATCACCAACGGCAACGGCAGCATCACGATCAATGCAACCGGCAGCGGCGGCACAGTTACCAATGTCACAGGAACTTCGCCCATCACCGTTGCGAATGGCACAACAACGCCAGCAATCTCGATTGCTGATGGTGCCATTGCAGACACAAAGCTGGCCACTATTTCAACGGCTGGCAAGGTAAGCAACAGCGCGACAACTGCCACCAGCGCAAATACCGCAAGCGCAATCGTTGCCCGCGATGCATCGGGTGACTTTTCGGCAGGCACAATCACAGCGACCAACTTCAGCGGATCAGGTGCATCGCTGACTTCGCTCACCGCCGGCAACCTGAGCGGCACCATTCCAAGCGGCGTGCTGGGTAACAGCAGCCTGTTCCTTGGCACCACGTCGGTCGCGCTAAACCGCAGCTCGGCTAGCCAAGCGCTGACCGGCATCAGCAGCGTGGCGCTCCCTGGCTCAACCAGCGGCACCATCACGATTCAGCCGGCGGCAGTGGCTGGCGCCAACACGCTGACTTTCCCGGCTGTGACCGGAACGGTGGTCACGACCGGCGACACCGGATCGGTCACCAACACGATGCTGGCAGGCTCGATTGCCGACACCAAACTGGACACGATCAGCACGGCTGGCAAAGTCAGCAACAGTGCCACGACAGCAACCAGTAGCAACACGGCAAACGCCATTATCGCCAGAGACGCATCAGGCAATTTTTCGGCTGGTGTGATCAGCGACTCCGCAGGCAACCTGCGCACCTTGCCGCAAAACAGCAAGACATCAGGTTATACACTAATCGCAACTGATACGGGCAAGCACATCAGCATCACAACAGGCGGCGTGACCATTCCGTCAGGTGTATTTAGCACTGGTGACGTGGTGTCAATTTTTAATAACAGCGGCAGCAACCAAACAATCACACAGGGATCATCAACAACTGTCAGGCAGGCTGGCACTGCTAATACCGGCAACCGCACACTGGCGCAATACGGACTGGCGACAGTGCTGTGCGTTGCATCAAATACGTTTGTGATCTCAGGTTCGGGGTTAAGCTGATGTCTATTTGTTCGCAAGCCTTGCTGTTGAGCTTTGGCGGCGCAGCAGCGCCGAGCCCGCCAACAAGTGTTGAGTATTTGGTTCTCGCTGGCGGCGGCGGTGGTGCCAATCAAGGGCCGACTGCAACCAGAGGAGGAGGAGGAGGTGGTGCTGGTGGGATGCGAACCTCGTCATCTTTTTCTGTCACAGCCGGGACCTCATACACAATTACTATTGGCGGCGGTGGAGGCAGCGGTACTCAAGGAAACAGTTCTGTTTTTTCTTCAGTCACATCGACTGGTGGTGGTGCTGGCGGTTCTAGTGGCGGTGGCAGTGGCGGATCAGGCGGTGGCGCTGGACTTGGCAGTGGCGGCAGTGGCACTGCCGGAGAAGGTAACAGCGGAGGATCTAGCACCGGAGCTGGCGGATCAGGCGGAGGCGGCGCTGGAAGTGGTGGGTCGAGCAATAACGGCGTCGATGGCGGCGGCGGTGGATCTGGGTCTTCGTCTTCAATTACAGGAAGTTCCAATACTTACGCCGGTGGCGGCGGTGGCATGGGCCGAGAGTCCTCCGGCGGCGTTGGAGGATCTGGGGGAAGTGGCGGCGGTGGCAATGCCGGGACAGCAGGCAATGCGCAAAGTGGTTCCTCTGAAACAGGCGGCGGAGGTGGCGGATCTACCGCTGGAGGCCCAGGTGGCTCCGGTGGATCAGGCATTGTTGTAATCGCCTACCCCGATACATTTGCGGCTCCGGCATCAATCACCGGGACCTATTCACAACCGTCTCGCAGCGGCTATCGCGTCTACTATTTTACAGGCTCCGGCAGCATCACCTTCTAAAACCAATGGCACATTTTGCAGAACTCGACCCAAGCAACAACGTCATCCGCGTGATTGTCGTTGGCAACCCCGATTGCCTGGATGACGCCGGCAACGAGTCTGAAGCAGTCGGCATTGCGTTCTGTCAGCAACTGTTTGGTGCTGACACTCGCTGGCTGCAGACCAGCTACAACAGCAACATTCGCAAGCGCTACGCCGGCATCGGCTACACCTACGATCCAACCTTAGACGCCTTCATCCCACCGCAGCCTTTCCCGAGTTGGACGTTGGACACTGCCACTTGCGACTGGCAGCCACTTATCCCTTGCCCCGATGATGGGCAGCTCTATGACTGGGATGAGGCATCGCAATCATGGCTGTAAAAGCCAAGACTGGCGCCGCTCGCATTGACCACCAGCCCGGGCCACCAAAAACCACCAGCATCGGACAGGGTCAACGAAGCCGCCCCCGCCGTAAGGGCCACAAAAAACTCCGCGGCCAAGGCAAGGGCTAGTACATTAGAGCCACCTGCTTCCTGCTGGTGCGGCTCCACCTAATCGGCATCTTCCACACCAAGGCGACGCCGGAGTTTTCCCACTGCGCCTTCACCGGAAAGGCCACCCGCTTTCCGCGGATGATGCAGGCCCGCGCACGATGCCGAGGTTGACAATATGGTTGACAATACGGGAGCCTGAAGTTGACACGGTGGTAATGTGGTGGAGCAGCGGTGCGCTAACACCCTGCCCCATGACCGCCGATTGGAGGATCGACGATGACTCAAGACTATCCGAAACCCATTGCGCCACCGCCGGAGCTGGTGCAGCAGTGGCGTGAAGAACTCGTTCACGACTCAACCAAACCTTTTGCGCAGGCTATGGCTGATCGCGCCGCCCAATGGGGTGCCGACCATGAGCTGGAGGCTTGTTGTGTCCTGATGGACGATTGGGGCCTTGATGGCAAAGACCTGATTGAGTGCCGCCGCCCCAAGCCGCAGAGCTTGAAGGAGCAGGCGTTAGACGCCCACAATCGGATGATGGCTGGAGAAGAAACACAAGATGACTGGGCGATTGTACGCCGCGCATTGGAGCAGCTCGATGAATGACCTCTCCCCCGCCGCGCAGGCGGTGCTGGATGCTGCCATGCAGTACGAGATCAACCCTGAGTGTTACTCCCGGGAAATTGCCGCCGCCGCCCTGTGTGCTGCTGCTGATCAGGTGCACCACCACTGGGATGGCATGGAGTGTGTTGATTACCTCTGCGCCATCGCCGCCGAGCTTGAAGCTCAGTAGTCATTCCAACTTCCATGTCTAACGAAATTACCCTTCTTGATACCATCACCGAAGTTATCAGTAATGGTGACGACGCCCACCACTTCAGGGAAACTGCTCTGGAAGCTGTTTGCTACGCCGCTTCATGGCTGCGAAAGGAAGGTTTTTGGCAGGCAGCCGATGTGCTGATCACTGAAATCAACGGCGATTACCGTGAACTTGAGTAGTCGCTTCCGCTATACGCCCTGCAGTTTGTCCACGCTTTCCGAAAATCGCCACCCGGATTGATCACCAACCTGGGCCACCCAAGACCACCAGCATCGGCTACGGCCAGAACAGCCGGCCCCGGCGACGCGGCAAGAAACCTCGCCGCGGGCAGGGGCGCTAACCTAGGTGCATGATCGAGCTGATCGCTGCTGTTGCTGGGGCATCCATCAGCGTGGCTGCGATGGGTGCGATGGGCTTCAGTCGGCGCAACGATGAAGCGCGTGACGCCGTGATCAGGCTCACCGCCGCCGTCGAGCATATCGCCACTCAGCTCGAGGTGCTCCATGGCGACATTCGCGCCGATCGACAGGAGACCTTCAAGCGGCTGAATGGCGTCGAGCAGCGCGTGGCTACCCTTGAGGCACGCCCACACCGCTGATCATGGACGCGCAAACCGTCGCTGTCATCGCCATCATTCTCGCCGCTGGCAGCGAGATCATCGCGCTGACCCCGCTCAAGTCGAATAGCTGGATACAACTGCTGCTGCAGGCACTGCGTCTGATGTTCCCCAAGCGTGGCTAAAGCACCGATCAAACCAAGCGACCTGTTCCGTTACTGGAAAGGGCTGCCGCATCAGATGGCGGCGATCGTTGAATTGGAAGCGGAGCTGTTAAAGGTTGCACCGGATCTGTTCAATAAAGACCAGTCATGGTTCCAGACATGGAGCCAAGACGGCAAACAGGCTGACCTGGGCGCAGCGCTGCAGCTGATCCAGCAGTTCGAGGGCTGCCACCTTGAGGCTTACCCCGATCCGCTAAGCGGCGGCGACCCGTGGACCATCGGATGGGGCACCACGCGCTACAGCGACGGCCGCAAGGTGCAGAAGGGTGACAAGATCAACCGGGTCGAGGCCGACATGCTGCTGCGCAGCGAGGTAGACCGCATTGCTGAGAAGCTGCGCGCGACCGTGCCGTTCTGGGTGGCGATGTGCGACCAGCAGAAGTGCGCGCTGATCTCGTTCGCGTACAACCTGGGCAGTGGCTTCTACGGCGCCGCCGGGTTCGAGACCATCAGCAAGCGGCTGAAGGGCAAGGAGTGGCCGCAGGTGCCCGAAGCGTTGCTGCTGTACCGCAACCCTGGCACTAACGTCGAGGCCGGCCTGAAGCGCCGCAGAGAGGCCGAGGGCCGCCTATGGGGCCTGCCTGAGCGAGAGCGGCAACCGGCCAAGCTGACGCCCGCCAGCTTGTTCTCAGCGCACATCACGCCCCACATACGGCTAGGCGAGTTTGCCCTTGACCAAGAGGCCCGCAGGTTTGACCACCAGCACCAGGTCGACACGGCCGCCGAGCTGGCCGCATTCCTCGAGCGCGTGCGTGGCGCGTTTGGTGGCAAGCCGATCGTGATCACGTCGGGATTTAGGCCGCCAGCAGTCAACCGGCAGGTGGGCGGGGCGTCAGGCAGCGAGCATCTTTACGACGCGCCCGGCGTGGGTGCGGTTGACTTCTTCGTTCATGGGGCTGACATCCACGCGGTCCAAGACTGGTGTGACAAGAACTGGCCCTATAGCGTCGGCTACGGCGCGCCGAAGGGATTCGTTCAC